AGAGAGAGGCTTACGCCCCTCTCTTAGTTATAATATTATCAACCTTCATTGAGAATGTAGGTTGTACTTCATAAGATGGTCTATAACTAATTGATATATTAGCCATAGTTTTCTTATAGTTCATGACACATCTAAATCTTTTCTTGTCTTTATCAAGATGTAAATGTGATACTTCGCTCCAATGCTTCATGCTATGTCTAAGACCTAAGCCACTATCTTTCACTATAAGATGTGGCTTGATTTCATTGCGTATTGCATTAAGCAATTGTTTCTGTGCTCTTTGTATTTCTACAAATTCTTGTACATCTTTCGACATACTTTCTAGGTAAGATTTTCTAATGCCTAGTCTTTGGTATAGTTCTAACTGTTGCATTATTTAATTCCCTCTAGTATTTTGGCAACTCTCTCTAATTCTTTTAATGACATCTTGTTAAGAACATCATTGTTAATTAAGTTGCCGTTTTGCCAATCATCAAGAGCATTAATTTGCTCTTGTTCTTTTTCATTTTTATCGAGGTTGTTAAAGTAATCCTCGTTATATGTTTTACTCATATTAAGTTCTCCATTTAGTTAGCAGCTTAATTGCTACCAATCTATATAATAGATTGTATATTATTTTGCACACATTATCTACACTTTACACACATTAATGTAAATTAATTTATGGGACTCTATTGGGTTGAATCTCGTTTTTTGAAGTCGCGTTTTGCTTAGGGGGTACCCCCACATATAGGGGCGTGGCGATTTTTTTTTGAGTATATAAATAACTATCAACATAAATAATTAGCCTCTAAACCATTTCACCCCCCCTTGCTTTAATTAGGTACCATAATGAGGTACCATATTTCACATGGAGAGAAACATTTTGAGATGCCTAATAAAAAAACTAAACTAGAACACGTACCAGATGCTGCTCTAAAAGAGATCGTCATGATCCAAAATCGTTTAAAGCAGATGGAAGTCAGCAATGCTGCACACACAGACTTCATCGAATACGTCAAGCATGTATGGGATGGCTTCATCGAGGGCGAACATCACAAACTCTTCGCTAAGAAGCTAGAAAGCGTAGCCATGGGTAAGACCAAGAGGCTCATAGTCAACATGCCGCCGCGTCATACCAAGTCTGAGTTCGCATCTGTATTCTTTCCGAGTTGGATCATGGGCTTGCATCCTGACATGAAAATAATGCAAACTACCCATACGGCAGAATTATCTGCCCGTTTTGGACGTAAGGTTAGAAACCTTATGGATACCGATGAGTACAAACAGATCTTCGAAAAAGTCAGACTCTCAGCCGATAGTAAGTCAGCAGGAAGATGGGAAACCAACCATGGCGGCGAATATTTCGCAGCGGGAGTCGGTGGAGCAATTACGGGAAGAGGTGCTGACCTCCTTATCATTGACGATCCTCATTCGGAACAGGATGCCCTCTCACCCTCCGCACTAGAGTCTGCATACGAGTGGTACACCTCGGGGCCGCGACAGCGTTTACAGCCTGGCGGAATCATAGTTATTGTTATGACGCGTTGGAGTACGCTTGATCTTACTGAGAAGCTCATCAAAAGAATGTCAGAAGACCACGCAGATCAGTGGGATATATTAGAATTACCTGCGATATTAGAAGATAATACACCTTTATGGCCCGAGTTTTGGAAGATTGAGGAGCTGGAGTCTGTTAAGGCTTCGATCCCTATATCTAAGTGGAATGCTCAGTATATGCAGAATCCTACCAGTGAAGAGGGTGCTTTGCTTAAGCGAGACTGGTGGCAGAAATGGGAACACGATGAACCGCCCAATACCACTTACATATTACAGTCCTACGATACCGCGTTTAGTTCTAAGGAGACAGCTGACTATTCTGCGATTACCACATGGGGCGTGTTCCGTCCTAGCGATGGTGCTCCTGAATCTATTATCTTGCTCGATGCTAGAAAAGGACGCTGGGACTTTCCAGAATTAAAGTCAACAGCCTATGATGAATTTATGTCTTGGCAACCTGACATAGTGTTGGTAGAATCTCAAGCAAGTGGTACACCTTTGACGCATGAGTTGAGGATGATGGGGATCCCAGTTGTGAACTATCGCCCGACTAAAGGAAGAGACAAAGTTACTCGTGTACATTCAGCTTCGCCAGTGTTTGAAGCAGGTATGGTTTGGGCTCCAGATACGATCTTCGCAGAAGAAGTGATAGAAGAATGTGCGGCTTTCCCATTTGGAGAGCATGATGATTTTGTAGATTCAACAACACAGGCTATACTAAGATTTCGTCAAGGTAATTTTATAAGATTGGACTCAGACGAGGAAGACGATGAGCCAGTCCCTAGACAACGAATATATTATTAGGAGTAATAACATGGTAAAAAAAGTAATAGCAAAAAAAATAGCAAAGACTATTAAACCAAAGCCAAAACCAAAAGCACCAAAACAGCGTATAGCACAAGGACAGCCAGCTCCAGGAACAAGAGTTGGCACTATGCAGAACCCTGCTAGTAAATCTGTAACTAAACCTAAACCTAGTCCAAAAGCACAGGTAAGAAATCAAACCGCTAAAACTAAAACCCCACCTAAGAAAACAAGTCCTGCAAACAAAGCAGTACCAGTACCTAAACGTAAAGTTCCAGGAGTGGCTCCAATAACAGCTGGTATAGCAGGAGTAACAGCTGGCATAGCAGGTAGCAAAGGAACAAGAAAAAACAAAGGAGAATCATTTGATGATGCTTTTAGAAAAGCTAGAGCTAAGGGTGAAGCAACTTTATTTACTCACAATGGTAAAAAATACACTGCTGTAACTAAGGATGATCTTAAAAGAAAAGGTTATTCAACTTTAGCTGCTTATAACAAAGCTGGTGGTGCAAAGAAAGTAACAGCCAATAAATCTACAGACACAAAGAAAAAAAGAAAAAGACCTGTAATTAATGCAGTTAAAAGAGTTCTTTTAGGTAAAGATAAAAAGTTCGGTGGCGATAAAGGTCTTATTGATTTTATTAGAAAGCCTAAGAAAAAAGCTACTAAAAAACAAACTCAAACAACTCCAAACATAACTTTTATGTCTGGAGGCGGTATGCTAAACAGTAGCAAGCCTAAAAAATCTTCAAGAAGAGGAGTTGGTGCAGCTAAAAGAGGTTTTGGCAAAGCTTTAAGATAATGGGAATTAAACGACAGGGGCTTAAACATATTAGCAAGCTTGTAAAAAAAGTTACAAAAAAAGCTAAAGCCCCTAAAGTTGATAAACTAAAAACTAAAATTTATAACGCAGAAAACAGACTTCAACAAGATTCTCCATATTTAACTAGTAAAACTATTAACAAAGAATCTAAAGAAATACTTGAAATGAAAAAAGAGTATATGAAGCTAACAAAAGGCAAATAGTATGGCAGACATAGATAAGGCTATTACCTTTGAGGATCAAATAGAACTAGAGGTTCGTGATCGTTCAAAGGAAATGGAAGTTGAAGTTGACATCGAAGAGGAGAATCCTGACTTTGAAGGTTTTGAAGAAATGGACGATGGCTCTATTATGTTTGGTGCTCCTACACCACCCATGGAAGATACAGACTTTTATGCTAATTTAGCTGAAGAATTAGATTCTTCTGATCTTAGCAATGTTGTTAATGATCTGATGGGCAACATTGATTCTGATAAAGAATCCAGATCTGACTGGGAGAAGACTTACAAAGAAGGACTTGAATACTTAGGTATGAAGTACGAGGAAAGATCCCAACCATTCGAGGGTGCCTCTGGAGTTATGCACCCGCTTTTAGCCGAATCCGTTACTCAGTTCCAAGCACAGGCTTATAACGAATTACTACCATCTCAAGGGCCTGTTAAGACTCAAGTTATTGGCATGGCTAATGCTGAAACAGAGCAACAAGCTTCGAGAGTTCAAGAGTTTATGAACTACCAGCTTATGCAGGTTATGAAAGAGTATGACTCTGAAACAGATCAGATGTTATTTTATTTACCTTTGTCGGGATCTGCGTTTAGAAAAGTTTACTACGATCAAAATCTAGGCAGAGCTGTATCAAAGTTTATACCTAGTGAGGACTTAATCGTACCTTACGCTGCCACTGACTTACATAGTGCTACAAGAATTACGCATGTCATTGATATGTCAATGAATGATATTAAGAAATTACAGCAAATGGGCTTTTATCGTGACGTAGATATATCTACAGGTAGTATGATAGCTGACGATATTGATGAGGTTCAAGAAGAAATAGATGAGCTTCAAGGCGTTAGCCCTAGTTACGATGACAATGATACGTGCAGAGTTCATGAAGTTCATACTGAATTAGATTTAGAAGGCTACGAAGAACTTGACTCTGAAGGAGAGCCAACAGGCATAAAACTACCTTATATCATTACTATAGCCAATGATAAGGTGTTATCTATACGTAGAAACTACAAAGAAACAGATCAATTAAAGAGACGTATTAACTACTTTGTTCACTATAAATTCTTACCAGGGCTAGGATTCTACGGCTTTGGTTTGACTCACATGATAGGTGGCTTGTCTAAAGCATCGACTTCGATTCTAAGACAGCTAATTGATTCAGGTACTCTATCGAACTTACCTGCTGGATTTAAAGCCCGAGGCATTCGTATTCGTAATGATGATCAGCCACTACAACCTGGCGAGTTCAGAGACATGGATGCTCCTGGCGGAAGTTTGCGAGATGCCTTTGTACCGTTACCTTTTAAGGAACCAAGCCAAACCCTACTCTCTCTCCTGGGTATCTTGGTCGACAGTGGAAGGCGTTTCGCTTCTATAGCCGATACACAAGTTGGCGATGGTAATCAGAATGCTCCTGTTGGAACCACGATTGCTTTATTAGAACGTGGCACTCGTGTAATGAGTGCGATCCACAAAAGATTACATTCATCTCAAAGGATTGAGTTTGAGATACTAGCATCTGTATTCAGTGAGTATCTACCACCAGACTATCCTTACTTTACAGCTAACGGCAACCAAACTATTAAAGCTCAAGACTTTGATGACAGAGTAGACGTATTACCTGTATCAGATCCTAATACTTTCTCTATGAGTCAAAGAGTTATGATGGCTCAAGAAATACTGAGAACAGTACAAAGCAATCCTGAAATACATGGCCCTGCTGGATTACATGAAGCATACAGAAGAATGTATGGTGCTATGGGTGTTCAGAATATCGAACAGCTATTACCACCACCACCAGAACCTATGCCTATGGATCCTGCTAATGAGAATGCAGCTTTGATAGCAGGTATGCCTGCTCAAGCTTTTGCAGGACAAGATCACGATGCACATATTAACTCTCACATGTCGTTATATGGAACTATGACAGCTCAAGCTAATCCTATGGTGCTATCTTTAATTCAGTCACATATTTATCAGCATGTATCTTTTAGAGCATCTGAAATAGTTGATGAGCAGAATGCACAGAATCCAGAGTTCCAGCAAATGATGCAACAGATACAACAGTTACCGCCCGAAGCATCTGCTCAATACATGCAACAGATACAAGACAAGGTTGCTAAAGATATAGCAGCAGTGGTTGCTCAGTTGACAGAACAGATCAATGCTATGTTTATGCCACCACAACCGCAACCTGATCCTTTGGTAGAACTAAGAGGTAAGGAATTAGATATTAAGGCTGATGATGTACAAAGAAAACGTGAAGAATTTGCACAAAGACAAGAGTTTGATGCTATGAAATCTATGGAGAATACCAACCTTGCAGAACAGCGTTTGGCAATTCAAAGAGAAATAGCTACAATGAAGGACGACATAGCTAGAGAGCGTATGGATCAAGCCGCACAATTTAAAGCAATGGATATAATGAGAGGATAATTATGAGTTCAGTTAGACAAAAAATGCAGGCTGTTAATAAAGCACAGCTTAAAAAAGAAGAGGAGATTAACAATGGCAATGGGACGATCATCAATGAAGATGCAGATAGAAAAATCGACATCGAAGCAATCGCCAAGAAAGCAGACAAAGATGCTGAGAAGCTCCTTAAAGAAACCGCAGTCAAAGTTAAAAAAGAAAAGCCAAAAGCTAAAACTAAGTCTAAGCCTAAAGCTAAGACCGTAGTTAAAAAAAGAGGCAGACCAGCAGGAACTAAGAACAAGAAATAAAATGCCACTAAAAAAAGGTAGCAGTAGAAAGACTATATCTGCTAACATAGGAGAGTTGGTAAAAAGCGGTAAGAAACAAAAGACTGCTATTGCTATTGCTTTAAGCAAAGCAAAAAAGAAGTCAACCAAAAAAGGAAAGTAATATGAAAGTAAAATCAAGCGTAACGATTAAAGATCAAGGGACAGTTAATTACTCTGATCCTAAAAAGATTCCTAATGGCTCTGCTCCACAACCACAAGGTTATGGCGGTGGCAAGTCAAGAGGAGGCCGTGCTGCTCTTAGAGGTACTAAGTTTAAAGGAATTTCTTAATGGGACTTTTTAGTAAATTAGTTAAGTCAGCAAGAAAAGGTATACCTGGCAGAGATTCAGGTGGAGGCATGGGATCAGCTATGGCTAGACCTGCTGCACCTAGACCTACCTTAGTTCAAGGCGGCCCAGCTTATTTTACTCCTGAAGGTTACACACCACCCATGCAACCACAACAGGCTTTCATGCCAACAGATACTATGGGTGATCCTATTGGAGATATGTTCAGAGCACAGCCACCATTAAGAAGTATTCCTGGGCCACCTCCAATGCCTCCTCGAGATATTACTCCTCCTCCGATTATGTGTTTTGTAGCAGGAACTAAAATTGATATGGCTGATGGAACTAAAAAAGTTATTGAAAATATTGCAAT